ATTGCCGACAACTTTTTGAGGGTCTGGGTGATCAGACTAAACTTGGGCTGGGTGGATTTCTTTTTGGCTTTTTCGTTCGTCCAGAAAACCGACACTGTCGTGCCAAGCGCGGGGATGGTCCGGCTGTTGCCCGGTCCGCTAAATGGCAAGTATCTCATCGCGCGTCTTGCCAAACCGTATGTCGGGATAATGCGCAACACTTCCGTCATTAATTCAGTCGGAATCAATAACCCGGCTTGCGCGTCGTCCGGACTTGCGCCTGATGTCGACGTACTCAAAGCTTTCGCTCCGGCCCGGTCGCCATCAAGCAGCGCTTTCATGAACCGACGGGTGATGTCGTCTTTCTTTTCGTCCTTTTCAATCTTTTGCCCAGCGTTGATCTTGGACCTCTGCTCCTGGACCCCGTCCATGAAGTGCTTGACCAACTCGTCGGCGATATCCTTGGCTCCGACGTTGGCTTTGATGTTGTCGATGATCAGCTTCTGCAGCGATTTTTCATCGATGGCATCGTCCTCATCATCCTTAGCCGCTTCGATGCCGAATTTTTTAAGCTCGGCGTCTTTGAGGTAGGATGCGTTCTCTTGTAAGAACTCTTTTTCATCGGCCGTGAGATCAGCCGGCTCCTTTTTCAGGATGTCTTTTAGTTTTAACATTTTTGCTTAGTGGTGTTTTTTAATTTTAGCAATTCTCTCATCGTCTTATTGATGAGTTTGACGGATATTTTTTTGCCGCCCTCATTATTCTCCGAGGGGTGTTCGACCTTTTCCACCACTTTGATATCGGCTTTATTCCCGGACTCGATCGCCTCCGTCAGCGCTCTGATGTCCGAGCTTAGTGTTTTTATTAATTCCGCGTCGATGGCGCCATTTGCCAATCGCTTCAATTCGTCCTGTCTCTTTCCTCTCATATCTTCCAGCCATTTTTTCACCGGGTCCATGTTTATTCCCTTAGCGTAGGCCAGGGCCATGGCATTTGCCGGCACGTTCACGCAGGATAGTTCGTACATCGTGTTTTCTTTCAAATAAACTATATCATTTTCCTGGTCAATCTCATAACGGTTGTTGAAAAATCCGACGCTGAAAGCACGCATATATTTCCCGACATAAAGTTTGAATATCGTCGCCGCAAATTCGTATTCCTTGGCCGCGAACTTTATCGCCCCGGACAATTGGCCGGACGCGTCAACGCCGATTTCTACCACCTGCGCTATCGCCGGCTGGTAGTGGTCGTGGGCAAAGAGCACAACCGGATTTGACTTGAACTCGTCAAGCTTCCATCCCGCCTGTTCTATCACCTCGCCCTGACGGTCAACGTCGCCGGTCGAGAATACTCCCCGGATTATAAAATTCTCCTCGTCTATCTCCTTTGTCTCAAAGACCATCTTCCGCTTTAATAATTTTCCGTCGTTGTATTTTAGCATTTTATTGGTGGTGTTTATTTTTTAATTTGTTTATTCAATGAAAGCCGGGCCGATCACGCCTCTTTGATTCAATGAAGATATTTTTGAGAATTCATTGAGTTGTTTTTCATATTCCTCGATGGTTCTTTCCAGTCCTCCATTCCTGGTCGGGAATTCCAGCACCATTTTCGCCAATTCCTTTTTAATAATCAGATACGGAATTATTTCAGCCAGAAGTTCTCTCGCTTTGTGACTATCTACTTCATATCTGTGGATCGGTTTCCACTTGGCACTGTAATTTTCCCATGTGGATTTCCTAGTGAACCCCATCCCAATTGTTTTTTTAAGCCAGTCTATTATCTCCTCATTCGTGTTTGTGACTATCACTCGTATTTGGAATTTGTACTCTCCGCTAATCTTCGACAATCTCCTGCAGACGGTCACGCATCCCTCTCCGTCTACTAATCCAGCGATATATGATTTTTCTGTTTCCGTTAATTTATTCATTCTTTTATTATAACACCTATTCTATAAAAGCTGGACCTAAAACACATCGACAATTTGGTTCGCTCGGGTATTTTAACCCGTTTGTGAATATCTCGTCGAGTCCCACGATCTCTCCGCCGACTCCCACGGGCTGGTCCATGTGCTCCTCGCGCACGCGCGCGTCCCCGGCGTTTATCCACTCCTTAGCATTAGCCACACCGGACTGCTTCAATCCCTCGATGGTGCCCTCGCCGTTGGCCGCTGTGGCCTCTGTGCGCGCTATCAAGTCGCTTCGCCAGGTCGGGAACTCATCGTACACCGCGCTCACCCTGTCGGACAGCTGGGCGATTCCCTCTCCCTCGGCGATGCCCTCTCCTAGCGTCGACTCCAGTCCGTCGAGCGTTGTGCTGTTTACGCTGTCGGCGAAAAACTCCGCCCGCTTTTTTATCAACTTGGCGACACTCGCCTTGTCGGTGAAGTCCTCGGCCGGCGCCACCAGGTCCAACGCCTCGACTGCCGCATCCTTGAGGAACTGCGCCAGGTAAGGCGTGATGAACTCGATGGCTATCTCGTTCTCTGCGTCCTTGTCAAAGACCTGCTCGACTTTGACGGTTATTTTTTTCTTGCTTTTTAGTTTGTCTATTTTGGCCAGGACACGCTTTTTTTGATTTTCGGCAAAGACTATCACCCCATCACTCAGCGTCTTGGCCCGGGCGTCTATCTTTTTATTTACCAGGTTAGCGTAGGCCAGTTTCAGGTCGGCGTCGGTTATCAACGGCCGTGGCTTTTTTTCTTCTTTCTTTTTCTTTATATCTTTCAATCCCTTGCTGATTGATTTTTCGATGGCTTCTCTCAACTCCAGTTTTCGTTTGTACCAATAGCGTCCTTTGAAATCATAAACCTTTGGCTTTGCGGCTTGCTCGTACACCTGGCTTTTTGTCATCTTGGCCGCTTCGCCCATTATAAGTTTAATTCCCTTGCCGTCGTTTTGCGGCAGACCTCCCACCGCCTGTTCCATGATCGGCCGGTACAGACTCCATCCGCCTTTGATCGGCGGCATGTTCAGCTCCTGCCTTACCTCGTTGATTAGCATGTAACCGTTTTGTATTCCCGACTGGTATCGCAAAATATTCTGCTCGACGTTCTGCGGCGTCGGGTCGACAAAGTCAATAAAAAACTCCTCGCCAAAGTCAGGCCAGACAAGCTTCTCGTTGATTTTCTCGCACAGTCTTACCATCTCGGGCTTTATAGTTTCCCGCAGGAACACCTCCATCGCCGTTTCGCTGTTGGCCCGGTTTACGTCGTCCACAATCGCCAGCAGGGGCTTTGGCACCTTGAAAGCCACCAGGATATCGTCCCTGGTCGCTTTGATACTTTCGATGTAGTCCATCTCTTTTTGCGAGATGCTTATTTGCTGGTACTCCACACCGCCCTCGAGCACCGCGATCTTCGAGCTGTTGCCCACCCCCTGGTGTGATTTTTTCCATTCCTGCTTTATTTCTTTTTTCTGTTCGGCAGTCAGGTCCTGGCCGGAGTTTTTAAGCACCGCATCGGGCCTAGCCGAGTTTAAGAAAAAGTCGCGCTGAAACGTCGTCGCGTACTCCTCGCTCTGCACTCGCTTGGCCGCCGGGGTTATCGGCGACATCCCGAAATAAGAACTTAGCGGGTCGGTGTACTTGTGGTGAACGATGTTCTCGGGTTCTATAAAAATTGTCTGCCCGTCCGCCCGGTCAAACTTGTATCCTTTGATAAATTTTTCCGGGTCGGCCACTATCGTTACGCAATCCGGCCGCAGGTTCCACAACTCCACCACCTTGCCGCTTTTGTTTCTCACCTTGTACCAAAATGAGTCGCCGCTGCATTTTTGGTTGATGGTATGCTGCTCGATAAATTCGCTTTTTGTCTGAAACGGATTAAACCCGCTTAAGAGGTCCAGCACCGGGTGCGTTTCTACTTCTTTAACATCGCCCTTTGAGTTTAGAACGCGGTACATTTTCAGCTCGACGCTTGCCACCTTTTCCGCTATCTTTGAGACGCACGCAAAAACATACAGCGATTTTCTGTATGTCTCGAGCCTCCCCGTCTTTGATATCTCCGGCGCCACCAACCGGGCCAGCAATTCCAGTCCGCCGGTCGCGTATCCTTTCCTCCTGAACGATGAAACTATCTTTGAAAAGATTGGTATCATTTTTAGAGTTGTGTTTTCTTTTTTTAATTATACCACATTTTTTTATTGTCAAGTAGTCCTGCTAGATTACCGTCACTTTCGCCACCGGCGCGTGTCTCATCTGCCAGGCAATTGCCCGGGCAAATATTCTGTCGTCGTGCTTTCCTTTTTTATGCTCGGCTCTATTGTTGTCTTTATACTCCATGTCTCTCGCTTCGTTTTCAGCTTCCGGGTATGATTCGATTAACATTCCTTTTCGGTACGCCTCCTCCAGGTCGGTTATCATTATCGGCCGGTTGGCCGCGGTGGTTTCGTATTCTGAAAATCTTACCCCCAGCTGTCTTAACCGTTGCACATGCGCCACGCCGACGCCGTTTTTTTCAACGCCTAAAACTATGTTGTATCTTTTGCATATCTTGGCCACGTGCCGGCAAAACACATCGATCGGCTCGTTGCTGGTGTACTCGTAAATCACCCTAGCAATTGATTCTGTCGGCGGCGCGTCAACCACCGCGAACGAATGAGCGTCCCCACTCAGCGTTCCCTCGGCGCCATCGACTCCGCCAAACAATCGCCTTTTTAATAATGCTTCCTTTTTTTCTTTGCTCGCCGCCCACAATGGTAAACTGTCCAGCGGAATCTTCAGCGTCGGGTCGCATTTTATAATTTTGAACACCGGACGTCCGGATTGCAGAAAACACGTCACGTCGTCCTCCGGGTATTCCTGCCAGAAAAAATCCGCCTTGTCCCAAATCTTGTACCGTCGCCATTTTATCTGCCCGATAGTCAGTTTTATTTTCCATTCGGCCATGGCCCGGCGCATCAGCAACTTTTCCTCGTCAGTTAGTTTGAACTCCTGGTCCGGGACCGATATCATCTGCCTCGCTCAGGCCGTTGCGCTCGTCCTCTGTCATATTGTCCACACTATACTCGTCATCGATGAACCACGGGACAAAATGCGCGGTGTATGAACTCTTGCCGTTTTTGGCCAACTGATAAAAATCGTAAAACTCTCCCCGGCCGTTGGCCGTCGTCTCAATGTCTATCTGCCCGTACTCGCACGCCTCGCCGATGCCATTGATGATTCTATTAAATTCCAAATAAAAAGCCGCCTCTGACAAGTGCGCTCTGTGCACCGTGTCTCCGCGGCCGAATGCCCTGGCGCCGGCCGTTCCTATAAAATAAGAACTGTCCGTCTCCGGGAACTTCATCTCGCTCTTTGAGTCGATTGATACCCTGGGCTTTACCTCCGAGTGTATTATAAAATCCTTAACCGCTTTGAATAGCCTTTGCGTCGCTTCCTTTTCGTGCGATATCACCACGGAGTTGACGGGCCTCCTCACGCATTCCACGAGCTGATCGGCGTCGATTATCTTGCTCAGTCCCTTTTGCCTCGGCTTCAGCCAAATGTTCCGGCGAGTCTTTAGTTTCCAGTACAACTCCTGCGTCGGGTTGCTTCTGAACGGCACGAGGTTTCCCCGCTTGTCCCGGATCTTGAACAGCGTCTCTATTATCTGCCGGTTGCTTATTGTCTGCGATTGCTGTCTTTGGTTTTCCATCTGGTTTTTTTAACCTTTCCTCGAGACTCACTATTACTTCAAACAAAGTCGGTCCGCCGCTCGACGGCGACAACTCCATGCTGCTTTTTGGTTTATAATCCGGGTGTTTTTTCTCCAAGTAAAAATGAATTGACCCTTGTTTCCCTTGCGCTATTAAATTTTTGAGTTTATTCTCTACGTTCTCATTCTCTCGGCTTTTTATTTCATTAACTGTTCTCTGAAATTCTGGGTCGGTAGTCATCCATAGCCTATAAGTGTCTCGGTGTATTCCTGCTTTATCACATGTTATAGATATTGCGCAAAGTGTTTTTTCAAAAATTTCAAGAAACAACCTTTTTTTTATTGTCGTCCTTTCCTGCTCATCACGTTTTTTTTCGTCCTCTTTTTCCTTTTTTTCAATCGATGTGCCGATTTTGACGATTTCTTTGTGCTCAACTTGACTACCCTCTGGTTTTATTGTGTTGTTTGTTTCTCCCATTTTTTTGCTTGCTTACCTGTTAGCTTCTCCCACCTCTTTATGATCGTCTCCACGTACTTCGGGTCTATCTCTATCATAGCACATCTTCTCCCCGTGTGCTCGCATGCTATCAGGGTTGATCCGCTCCCCCCGAATGGATCGTACACTGTCTCTCCTCTCTTGGTGCTGTTTAATATTAATTGTCTTAGCAATCCTACCGGCTTCATTGTCGGGTGCAGCGCGCTCTTATGCGGCTTCGGATAGAATAACACGCTCTTGGCCTTGCTCCTCTCCATCTTGTGCCGACCGTGCCAGCCGTATGCTATTAATTCGTGCCCTGGCATATAGTCTTTCCGGCCCATCACGATTGTGTTCTTTATCCAAATTATCAGCTGGCTGTAATAAATCCCGGCCGATTTCATTCCTTGCCTTAGAGCGCATAACATCAGATCACTGTTGAAAATATAGACCGTATTGTATTTGTCCATGTGCTCTATTGCCGGCGCCAGCCACTGCCTTGTAAATTCTACGTATTGCTCATCGCTCTGCAGTTGGTCCCCCTGGATTATTGTCGTATTGGATAATTCTGCCCCGATCGTTTCTTTGAAGTGCGCCTTGTTTTCAACATACGCCACGCCATACGGCGGGTCGCATAAAATCTGTCTTATAACGCCCCCCCCCATGAGGTTTTTAATCAATTCTTTATCCTTAGCGTCTCCACATGCTAGTTTGTGCTCTCCCAGTATAAAAATATCTCCTGACTTTATTTCCATTAGATTTTTTTAGCTTTTTCTCCGGTGTACTCCTCCCAGCGATTAATTATCACTTGCGTAAAAATCGGATCAATCTCCATGTTGTAGCTTTTGCGTTTTAATTGTTCGCAAGCCATCAGCGTACTTCCGCTGCCTCCGAATAAATCCAGTACGATCGCTCCGGGTCCGGTGCATCTCTTTAGCGGTTTTTCGTGAAGCGTTATTGGCTTTTGCGTGGGGTGTTCGTAGTCCTGTGCCGTGTCTCTTTTCACTATCCACAAATTTATCATGTCCAGGATGTCATCGATCAATTGATTGCCAGTTCCAACTTCCCGATTCATTACTTCATTAAAATTCTTATAGTTCGGATTCAGAAATGG